CGGAAATAGAGATTACACTTCTGTTGTCCAGATCTGAGAAAAGAGTACCAGCCATTAAAGGTCTACGTGCTGTCGCAAGGATTGCTCCCGGTCCAACCGGAGAGATATCATGTGTACGTGTACGGAGTCTTTTGGCAAATTCAAGTAATTCTGTAGAAACTACAGTTTTACTTAAATTTATACCAACTCCTAAGCTCTTCATCAAGTTTAGATACTCAGCTGAAACTTTGTCATCTTGTATTACTATATCGTCACCTAGCACAGCGTAGGAAGAGAAGTTACTCTTACCACACAGACTAGCGGCTTTATGAACAATAACATGATGGGTAACAGCGAGCATCGCCCATGACGAATAAGCCCCCATTGGTTGTCCAACGGCATACTTATAATACTCTCCTTTATAGAACCATTCAAAGTCTAGTAATGTCTTCCATTTCTGTCCAAGTCCACTTGTAACTGCGTCTAATATATCAGCCTGAAAATCAATTGGTAATCGATCAGTGGCACTGCTAAGATCAAAGCAGGAAAAGGAATCAGAATTATTATTTAAAGATAATAATCTGTGAATTGGAGCATGCTGATTGAAAGTTCCATCTGTATCTAGAGTCCTTAAGAAAGAAAATAATCTTTCATGAAGGGGCTTCAGACATAGTTGAATCCACCAATTAGCCATAGCAACAATTCTTGCCTTTCCAGCTTGATCATAAACAACACCTAATCGACCCATATGAAATTTTGGCTGAATACCGGTCACCTGTAATAAATAAACAGGGAGACCTAATATTGTGCAAGATAAGAGTGAGGTTAAATATAACCAGGCTCGGGCGTCATAAAGAACACTAAGAACTTCCACGAACTGTTTAGGGTAGTGCATTAATGCAATCGCATCAAATGCAGCTCCCGCAGTCGCTTTTGTACTATTGGGTCCAGCAGATTCAGAAATGAATCCTTGGATATTATTTAAATTAATAATCCATCCTCGGAACATTTTCTTTACAACTGTGCGCGATCTCAATGAAGTAGAAAGGCCCGTGAAAGGTCCAGTGATACTGGAGAAATCCGGTTTTACAGATGTTTTGAAAACTCTAAAGATAGAAAGTAACGTAAGTGTCGCCTGAACAATTTTTCCATTTTCCAAATCTAAGGTTAAAACCTGTCGAATTGGAAACGGTATTATTACTGGCAACCCTTGTGGGTCTAATCTAACTCTGACCTTAGTAAGGCAGAGCTTCTCCGGCTGACCTGATAAAAATCTAGTAACGAGTCTAAGTGATTCTTTTAAATAAATAAAAGTCCAGTTAAATCCGTTATTATTGATTAAATCAGTAATCCGCACGGAAAGAAGGATTAAATCTTCTTTATAGGCAGGTGTTTGCGCTATCCAGATCACGACCTTAACAAAACGAGGGATTTCTTTGGTAGAAATCCACGTTGAATTAGGACGTGTTATTCTCGCTTTAATAAAATTTAATATTGTGAAAACGATATTTTATATTTGTTAGAGTGGAGAGTCAATGTTTAGTTTCAGTAAATGTCACTAAGAACTGGGGTGTTAACCCAACTCTTACAACGCAACGCGAGTATGCGATTACGTACTACTAAACAAAGGTTGGATTTATCACCAACATTAGCTTAGCAAGTAGCTAGACCGTCACATGAAGTGCGGAGGCGTTGATTGGGTCTCTAAGCAGAACTGTACCACGAAGTTATTAATCTCGGGGCCGATGTGATGAGCTTTCG